CACAAGTAACTGCATGGTATGAATTGGTTAGAAATGGTAATTTGAAGAAATTCACCGATATGTCTGACCAAGAATTTGAGAAACGTTTGAATCGATTATCTACATCACTATTGAATCTTTCTCAGTCCCTTCGAGGACTGGATAAGAAGTTGGTGATGGATAAATTCCAACGTGTCCTTTCTATGCAGAATGATTTTGTTGCTATGAAAATCGCATCTGGAGTTCGCCATTAACCATGGGCAATTGAATTGTTTGGTGAGAGTAGTCAAGGAAAGACTACTCTTGGTGACCAACTTGTTGATGCTGTATTAACGAGTCAAGGTTTACCAGTTGCTAAGGAATTTCGATGTGCATATAATGCTGGAGATAAATTTATGTCCAATTGGACGTCTGACAAACTTGTGATGATTTTTGACGACATTTCGAACGATAAATCGCAGTTTGTTGAACGACCACCCACTCGAGCAATCATTGATGTAATTAACAATCAAATGTTTTACGCACCAAAAGCAGAGCTTGAGGCAAAAGGTAAGTGTTTTGTTGAACCGTGGATCGCTATGGCTACAACAAACAAGAAAGACCTTGATGCAGGATTGTACTCTAATTGTCCTTATTCGATTCAACGTCGGTTGGTTTGTATCACTGTCAACGCGAAAAGTGAATTTCAACGTATTGAAGATGGTATTCCTTGTGGAATTGATTCATCTAAAGTTCGTGAGTATTACACTAGTGCAGATGGTGTGTATGAACCACCGATGTTTGATGACATTTGGACTGTAACAATTGAGAAGGCGGTCAAGCCACAGAATTTGAAAACTGTAGCTGGCTATAAACCAATTGTTTGGAATGGTAAAGAAATGAAGGACGTTTCAATGGCTATATGCGTTCAGTGGGCTATTGAAGATTTTGAAGAACATCGTAGAAATCAAGAAGCGATGCTTGAAGGTATGAGAATTCGAGAGAGTAAGATGACTCTCTGTACTCATCCTAATTGCAAGCATCTTGCAGGAAATTGTCCGTATCACAAAGAACCTTATTGTGAACCATGCGATCCACACTTCGGACGGGAAACCGTTGGAGCGTTGAGAAAGCTGTGGTATGGCATTGAGGACACTGGTGTTGCGATCAATGGATTGTATGATCGAGCCGATTATGAAACATCAAAATTTGTGTATGAAAAAGGAACACAGTATTTGTCCACATGGGAGTGGATTAAGATTGTCCCTGCTTCTGCATTTGAACATCGTTA